TGGCAACAATCCGCCACGAAATGTGCACCATCGAGGGGCGCATGGCTCCTGGAGCAACAACATCAACGAACCAACCGTCAGTCGTCATATCCTTTATGGAGCCCTGGTAGGCGGACCAAATACCGCCGACGCCTATGTCGACGACCGGCAAGACTTTACCAAGAACGAAGTCGCCTGCGATTACAATGCCGGATTCACGAGCGCATTGGCGCGACTTTATATGGAATTTGGTGGGCAGCCGCTGGCCAACTTCCCGGTGCCTGAATCTCCGGACATGGATGAAATCTACGCTACAGCCTCGGTCAACGCATCGGGAACAAACTTCACAGAGATCAGGGCATTTATGATCAACCAATCGGCCTTCCCTGCCCGAATGGGTGATCGCCTCTCGTTTCGTTATTACTTTACGCTCGAGCCGGGAGTGACACCCGGAATGATCACGGTCACAACCAATTTCAATCAGGGCGCGAGGGTTTCCACCCCGGCATGTTTGGGATCGCTTTGCAATGTGCTGGTCGATTTCACTGGCACGAAAATCTATCCCGGTGGTCAATCTGAATATCGCCACGAGATTCAATTCCGGATAGCTAGTGCCGGCGCGTGGACCCCAACCAACGACTGGTCTTTTATGGGCATCGCGACCACGCCAGGTGCAACACCAGTCAAAGCTCCGAACATTCCTGTCTACGATAACGGAACCAGGGTCTTCGGCGCGGAACCGAATGGATCACCGACGCCGACGCCGACACCCACGCCAGCACCGGCACCACCGCAACCCACACCTACGCCCAGCGCTCCACCTGACCCCGGAACAGGCGGTCCACCTGACCCCGGCACCGGGCATGAACCGGCTCCCGGCACCGGGCATCCGCCCAAACCCGGCACCGGCAATGAAGACGCTGGCGAGGCAGCGGTGGCCGCAGAACGGGCACGCGTGTCAGCGCTTATGGCGCTTGACCGTCCAGCCACGCACGCCATCATTACTGCCGCCATCAAAGACGGCAAGCAAGTCACGGACGTGATTACCGAAGTGATGGCAGCCTTGGACAATGCGGGCACACAGTCCGCACGACGCGCAGACGCATCGGTGTTGAATCGCGTCCCGCCCAGCAACGCGGGCGAGGGCAGCGGCAAAGAAAACGAATTTGGGCTGTTGGTCGCTACTCACGTGACCAACCGGCTCAAGCGGAAGAATGCAGCGGTGAATGGCCGCAATTAACCCCAACAACCAACCAAAGGAGAAAACTACACTATGAGTATCAAAGGCGTTTCACCCGGCTTCACCAACATTCTCGGTGAAGGCACCGGTCCCGACTGGAAAAACAATCGCTACCCCATCATTGCCAATGGTGCCAACACCTACGACAAGATGAAGGAAGGCTACCTCGTCAAATTCAACGCCACCCGCGATAAGGTGACGCCAGCCCTCGCGGCTGACGATGCGCTGATTTGCGGCATCATTGTGGGCCTGCCCGGTCCTGAAGAACCATCCAACAACAAGACCGTGGCCATCGCTCAGCAAGGCACGTTCAACTTCAACCAAGTCCACTACGGCGATGCTTGGACCGCTGTGCCGCCAACTCCGCCCACGGCATTGAGCGTGGCAGCGCGGGAACGGTTGGCGCAACTCAACATCTTCCTTGACCCGGCTATCCCGGCTGGGCCTCTCATGCCGTAACCATCAACCGCAACAACTAACCCAAGGAACAAGCCATTATGGACGTTAACTATGAACCCACCACGCTGATCACAGCGTTTGAGCAACAGCCGCTGAGTCACACCTTCTTGCGCGATACCTTTTTCCAAGGTCGCGATTACCCGCCAACCAACCTGATCGAGTTTGACTTCAAACGCGGTCGGCGGAAGATGGCACCCTTTGTTGCGCCACTAATTGGCGGCAAGGTGATGGAGCGCGAAGGCTTCGAGACACGCTTCTTTCGGGCACCGCGCATTGCGCCAATCCGCAACCTGCGTATCCCCGACTTGGAACCTCGCATGATGGGCGAGAACATCTACAGTGGCCGGACCCCAGCTGACCGCGCTGCTGAGCTATTGGCCGATGATGCCATCTTTTTGGATGGCGCAATCACAAGGCGCGAGGAATGGATGTGCCGGGAAGTGCTGGTCAATGGCCAATTGACCATCACCGCCGACAACGGCTATCAGAACGTAATCAGCTTCCTCGAATGGAGTGGCGGAACGGTGAGCAACCACGTCATCCCGGCAGTCAGATGGGACCAGCCCACGGCGGTGCCGCTGACTGACTTGGAAGCAGCGCGTAAGTATGTCATCAAGACTTCAGGCGTATCACCCAACATCGCGCTTATGGGCGCGGATGCTGCCAGCGCCTTCGTCAACAACGCGCAGGTGTCCAAGTTTCTGGACAACACCCGTTTCCAGTGGATGACGGTTGCGCCAATCATTGTCAGTGACGCCATTGTGCGCATTGGCCGGGTGCCGGGACTGGAAATCTACAGCTACGACGAATACTTCGAGGATGACTTGGGCCAGCTTTTCCCGATGCTGCCCGCCAACCTCGTAATTCTCGCTAGCACCAGCGTTCAAAACAAGATCGTTTACGGCGCATTCACGCAGCTTGAGGATGCCAAGGCCAAGCGCTACGTGACCTATCAGACGGACCGTATTCCGTTCGTCTACGGCGACGAGGAAAACGGCCACTTGTTCTACCGGCTGACCAGTTGCCCACTGCCAATGCCGATGGACATTTTGGGTATCCGCATCATCGAAGCGCTGGTAGCCACCTTTGAACGTGGTGGCGACGATGTTGACCCAACCCGCCGACCTTACTTCGACCCCAACGCACCCGAAGGCAAACAACCGGGTGAAGGTGAAGGTGAAACCGGCGCAGAAGGCGAAAGCATCCAGTTGACCGAAGGCAGCGACCATTTGCCGATAGTGGAAAAGGAAAGCAAGTGGGGCAAGCTGCCCGGTGGCCGCACGCGCACCACGCGCGGCACGCCCAACGTCAACCCTGAAAAGGAAGGCGAGGGTGAAGGCGAAAGCGCAAGCGGAGAAGATGACTTGGAAGGCCACACCGTCGATCAGCTGAAAGAGATTGCCGACGAAGAAGGCGTGGACTTGGCTGGTGCTCACCGCAAGGATGACATTATCCAAGCAATCCGCGATCACCGCGAGGCCAACAAGTAAGTTATCTTGAAATCGAAATAACTTCTTTTGCCCTATGCTGCGCGACCTGTTCGCACCCAACGTGGACAACATCTTCATGAACCTTGGAGAGTTTGCCACGTTGCGGGAGTTCAGGATTCAAGATGGCGCAGGCGGTTTCCTCGTGTTCACAGCGCCTGTCGTATGGGACCAAGATGAGGCGCGTGAAAAGCCAGTAGTCACCATTCACGGCGTGTTCATGGGCAACGTTGATTGTTACATAGCGAGCAAGTATTTGCCGCGTGCCCCGGTGGCTGGGGAAATTATCTATTCCCCAGCCAACCAGCCGTGGGAAGTGCTCGATGTGGTCATTTGCGAAAGCTTGTATGAGCTAATGCTGGCTGCCTACCGGTCGCAACCTACACAGTATGGAAGGAACTGACCGGCCATGCTCACCATCGACGCGCGGCAGCTGAGGCGGCTGGAACGGACTTTGGGCCACATCAAGAACGGCGTGCCGCGTGCTGTGGCACCGGCCATCAACCGGGCGCTCGACAAAGGGCGCACCACGGTCAAGCGCGAAATCCGCAAGGAATATCTCATCAAATACGGCGACATACCGATCAAGGTCCAACGGGCTAATTCAGCGTCCCTCAATGGCGCGGTGGTTATTCGTGATGGAATGTTACCGTTGAATAAATTCAAAGTCAGTCCACGCGGCGTGACCAAACGACGCACACTCATCCGGGCACAGGTGAAGCGCCACGGCGGTGGCGGCATACTGCGTCATGCGTTCAATACCACGCTGGGTTACCCCGGTCCCTATGAGCGTATGGGAGACGCCCGGTTGCCCATCCGCAAGCTGTTGACAATCGGTGCGCCAATCATGGCCAGCCAACCCACTGTAGGACCGGAAGTGAACCGGCAGATGGGCGACACTTTAGCCAAACGCCTTGACCACGAAATGTTAAGAATACTCAACCAAGGATAATACCATGAGCGCTTACAAAATCTTGCTTCTGCTGGGCGCAATCGCTTTCCTGATCGGTGCAATCTTGCCGGTGTTAGTGGCACCGGAAGGTTCACCGCGCAACATCGGCTGGACCAACCTTGGACTGGCGCTAGTTACTTTCGCCGTGTTCATCAAGACTCCGTAAACGCCTATGGGACTAATACTACTCATCATAATCATCCTTTTGCTGGTCGGCGCGTGGCCGCGCTGGCCTTACAACAGCACTTGGGGCTACGGTCCCAGCGGCGGGCTGTTTGTAATACTTGTAATCGTCATTGTCCTGTTGTTGATTGGACGGTTGTAACACGCTATGGGCATACCCGCCTTAGTCACTGAACCGGAGCCGAACTATGAGGTGCGCACCCATAGCGTGTTCGATCTGGAAAAGACGCTGGTAGCGTTCATCAAAGCTTTGTTTGTTAACACCTATCGCCTCGACAACCCCGAAGTGAACATGGCTCAGCCTGACGCGGTGCCGTTTGACTACGTTGAACGCGCACAATCGCTGATGCTGAAAGTCCCGCCTAATGTGGTGCGCGGTCGCGTCCCGCGCACCGTGACAGGCGAGATCGACCCGACACAGCTGCCTAACGTGCCCTCGATCATCGTGCAAGGCATCAAGGGCGTGGTGCAGACCGATGAGCACCTTGTGACGGTCAAGATTGTGCCTTGCGCCTATGATGAACGGCCTGACGGTGGCGGCTATCAGGACCTGTTGAACATGGTTGAAGCCATGCTCATCGCGTTGACCAGTGTTGGCCAAGCTGGCATCGACCAAGCCTATCCCATCGTGTTGCCCATCCACTGGAAGCTGATCGAAGAGGACACTCAGCCTCACTTTGTGGCCGAACTGGTGACTGAATGGGAGCTACCAAGTGCCCGGCCTTTGCCGCAAATCACTTTGGGCACGCCCTACATTGGCGACCCGCAGCCGCCTTTCCCATGAAAAAGATCAAGGGCCAAGTCATCTACATGGGACCGCCTATACCGGGCATAGGCCTGCAATACGGTGCCATCTTCCGTGATGGCATTCATGAAAGCTTTTATCACTGGATAAAGCAATGTCCTTCCATCGGGCAACTGTTCGTGCCGGTGGCGCAATGCGCTGAAGTGCGCAAACAGCTGGCGTTTGACCTTGGCCGGGTGATGCGAGGCACGGCTGGAATTTATGTAGCTTTTTATCAGGCAGTGCAAATTTGGCTTGCAGATCGAACCAAAGAACCTACAACACCAACAACCAAAGGAGTGAAACTTACAACCCATGCCTAACCTTGGCCCATTCAAACACGGCGTCAGTTGGTCTGACGTTCCAACCAGTATCATCAGCCCGGTAGCAGCCTTTCCCGGCGTCAACGTGGTGTTCGGCTCAGCGCCAATGCACTTGAGCAAGAACGGCAAGCAAACCATCAACACGCCACGGGTCTACAACCGCTACGAGGATGCGGTGGCCGAACTTGGCTTCTCACTTGATTGGGACACCTACGACATTTGCGAGCACATGGATGCGGTGTTCGTGGAATTTGGCGTGTTCCCGGTCATCTACGTGGCAGTCAACGACCCCGAAGCTGGCGCGGTGGACCTGACGCCCAAGACGGTCACGCTGGTCAACGGCCAAGTGGACACCGGTGAGGAATTGATTGCTTGGACCGTGGTGGTGAAAAGTCAAGATGGTTCGACGGAATACGAAGAAAACGTTGACTACCTGCTCACGCTGTCGGCTAACAACACGTGGATTATCACCCGCATCGAAGGCGGTGGCATCACCTCAGCCACGGCGCAACTCCAACTCAGCGGCAAGAAGCCATCAACTACGCCCATCGACGCGGCGGACATTATCGGCGGCATCGACGTGAGCACCGGCAAGCGCACCGGGCTGGAAGTGATCGAAGACGTGTTTCAAAAGACCGGGTTTGTTCCGGGTGTCATCATCTGCCCCAAGTTCAGCAAGGACGCCACGGTAGCGGCAGCGATGGAAGCCAAGTGCGAATCCATCAACGGTTGCTTTGCCTGCACATGCTTGATTGACGTGGACACCGCTACGGTCCACAACGCGCAGGACGTGTTGGCTTGGAAGAACGCCAACAACATCGTGTTCCCGCGTCAGCAATGCCTTTTTGGTCGCCCGGCCTTGATGGCCACGGCGAATCTTGGTTCAACGCCCACCTTTGGCTCCAGCGCCAGCACCAACAAGGTGTTCAACTTCGCCAGCCAACAAGGTCCACTCATGCAATGGACCGACACCTACCGGGGCAACGGTCTGCCGTATCAGTCGCCCAGCAACAAAAA